CAGGCACAGACATACCTTCATTCGCATAGAATATACCACTTCTTATCTTTGGTCTATTTGTTTTACCAGCTTCCCTATTTAAATTTAAAAGATTGATTGCACCTATTCTTTCAACAGCAGGTTTACTTATAACAACCTCACCCGGTGTCAACATTGCAGGGACAGAATCTGTGTTTCCAGTGCCGGGAACTAATCCACCCTTGTTAAACATAAAGGTATTGTAATATTTTATTTTTGGTGTGTTACCAAATCTTGATCCAAAAGGCATTCCAGATAAATTTGCAGTAACTCCTGCTTTACCTCTGACACCAGCTCTTTGCATCGCCATGCCTCTCATACCAATACCTCTTGATATCAATCCACCTCCAAGATTTAAACCTGTAGCCAAACGCAATATTCCACTGATACCTACAAGTTTTACTGCAAACAACGCAAGCGCACCTATACCGGCTATAATACCACCGGTAATTAAACCAAAATTATTTTCAATAAAATCTGCTATTCCCAGAACAATGTTTAAATTTTTTGGGTCTGATAAGAAATTTAAAAATTTTATTATTAGTCTACCAAAAAATAAAGTGACAAAAAATTGAATGATTTGTAGAAAAATATTTTTAACAGGTTGAATTATTCTATCAGCAGTTGACTTGATAAAAGACCTCATCCTACCACCAAATTTCTCTAAATTTTTTTCCTTTTCTTTTCTCCTTTGATTTTCTAATTGTCTTCGTGATTCGTTAAAAAGTTTTATTTCTAATTTTTCTTGTTCCTCAAGTGTCTCTACGATTGTCGATATTGTTTTTTTGATATCAATTATGTCATTTTCAATTGTTTTTATAGGTGAATCGTCCGAAAGAGATTTTAACATCTCACCAGTCGAAACTTGTTGTGCCTGTATTATATTTTTTAATATTGTTATTTTTCTTGCGTTTATTTCTATTCTTTTTTCTAAATCATCTCTCCCTAAAAATTTTGACGCAGAAACTCTCCTTGTGGTTCCCCGAATAGGTTGACCAAATGCTCGCATTTTATTGCGAAAATTTTCAAATACTGGATTAGTTTCATCCATTAGCTCTTCGCTGTTGCTCCTTTAATCTTTCCTCTTCAAGATGTGATTGTAGCATGCCAACATAGATGTCTCGTTCCCAAGGCATCATGTTTTCAATCTCGGTTAAACTATATTTATGGTACTGCATTAAAGCAAAATTAAGTCTGAAGTAATTCTCCAGATTCATATGCACCATAGCTATGCGAAAAAAGATGCTAAACCCTCAAGCACCACATCACTTTCAACTTTTGTTTTTGGATTCTTCACTTTTACGGTGTGAGATAATTTTGGCATTGTCTCAAAAAACTTTTCAATTTCTTTGAATTGATTTGAATTCATTGAATCAAGAAAATCCGTAATTTCTTTTTTTGTGCAATCTTCAGCCACCCAAACCTCATCTGAGGAATAAATTTTATCAATACAAGAACCAATTAAATCAAACGATTGTTCCATTGGATTTTTACTTGTGTCATTAGGGTCAAAATTATTTTTTATAAATTCATTCAAAGATGGATATTTAAGTTGCATTATTAAATCATCACCAAGTTTAATTTCACTTGCATGACTCTCTGGTTTTGAAACTTTAATATCATCTAAATCAATATTCACTGTCACTTCAGTTTCATTGTCATCAGGACATACTAATTTTAATTCAATGTCTTCACCAACAGACTTTCCACGAATATTCAAAAACAAAAATTCAATGTCAAATGTAGGAAGTAATTCAACCTTTATCCCTTTGGTTTGAACACATGAACGAATGACTGCTTTGATAGCATTTGTTATTTGTTTTGTATCCTCACTCTCAAGAGCAATGACAAGGAGTTTTTCTTCTTTAACTAAAAAAGGTCTGTACTTTATCGTTTGACCGGTTGATGGTAAATCAAGTTCATAACTTGGTGTTGCAATTTTTGGTAATGGCATAATAATCTATTCAGTAAGTTTATTTATCATCCTATTCCAGATCCAGTTAAACCATCAAAATTCAATGGAACAAGATCAGATCTACCAAGTCCAGAAATTTCACTGTTTCGTTTTGCTAATTCAACAAGTGATAAACTATCTGGTGCTGCTATAATATCTTTTGCAACTTGTGAAAGGAAATCAGCATCTGTATTACCACTTGTGAGAGGTTGAGGTGTTCCTGTTAAGAAATATCTGCTGTAAGCCATACCAACACTACATTTTAATAAACGAGATGTATTATAACTGATTGGCATCGAACTCACTGCTAATGGATAAACATTAACAAATTTATATGTAATTCTTTTTGTTCTACCCACACCACCAAACTCTAGATTTTTTTCAAATTTTGTTAATTCTAAACTCCCTTTATATTGATTTGGGAATTTCATTGTATAACTAAAAGTTGGATCTTCAACAGATCCTTGACCCGGAAAATCGGCAACAGTTGATCCGGTAATAAAATTCATCCAAGATTCAAAATATCTTATTGGTAGATATTGATCTGCATCAACATAAAATACAAGATTTATTATATCATCAAACTCTCTACGATAAACATGTCTCTCTCTCACTCCGGGGAAATGATTTCGACTCTCAACTGTTGAAAGTCTTGATCCGGGAAGTGCTGTCTCTGAACAAAGTAAATTTAATCTTTCTTGTTGGTCTGCATTAAAATTTAATCCAATCTCTTTTTGAAAACTTTGTAGTCCACCATCACTCGGAGTTCCTACACTCATCAAAAAGTGAGAAGTGGTTGCTGGATTCAGTAAATCCTTTTTTATTTGAGCTATAGATTTTCCGGTAGGCGTTATGTTTGCCATTTATAAATATTTTTACCTGTATATTATGTAGGCAAGTTATGGGCGAGAGCATAAAAAGTAAATATACACCAATATATCCAAGTAAGTATCAGGGCAATACTAAAACAATTATATGTCGTAGTAGTTGGGAAAGAAAGTTTTGTCAATGGTGTGACATGAATAATAGTATCATCTCATGGGCATCAGAAGAGTTTAGCATACCGTATGTTTCACCAAAAGATAATCGTGTTCACAAATATTATCCAGACTATTTAATAAAAGTGAAAGAGAAAGACAATAAGATTAAAACGTATGTGATTGAGGTAAAACCTTTTAAACAAACATTACCACCTAAGACACCAAAAAGAAAAACAAAATCATATCTCACTGAGTGTGTGACTTATGCAGTCAATCAAGCAAAATGGAAAGCTGCAAAAGAATTTTGTGAAGATCATCGTATTGAATTTAAGGTTGTTACAGAGAAAGAACTTGGAATCAGATGAGTAGACTCGAAGGAAACAATATAAACAATCCGACAAATGATCAAGAAGACATGATGTTAGAAATCATGCAAATATTAAGCGGGACTGTCACTCCTGTACCCGATGTTGGTAACTTTTATACCTTTGTTTATAATCCAAAGACTCCTAATATCACATATGACCAACACCCTCTCATAGCCTGCACTGATATATTTGGATGGGGATTTCGTGGTCTTAATTTTCATTGGAGAAAATATCGTAACTATACATGGAATGAATTAGCAGGACAATTGTACATAGTTCAACCAGATGAACTTGATGATCTTCTTGCGATTCCATATGCAAAGTTCCTAAATAACTAAAAAAACATTAGAAAGATGGCGATTGGAGGAGGAGACCTAAATGATGATGACACCAAATGGGGTGATAGAAAATTTAGGATAGAACCCGGATTTAAAGCGATCCAAGGAACGAGAGATGATGAAGGTGGATTAATTGAGAGAGGAAGAGGTGGAGTAAGACAATATTATACTGGTATTGATAAAGAGACTGGTGAAATAACTGTTTATAGAGCAGGTCAATTAGGTAGCGATGACCCACTCGGAACTTATGATAAAGATGGTAATTTTATACCAGCACAAAATAAAAATGGGAAAAATTTTGCTACAAAAAGTGAATTAGAATATTTTAATAATCCTGAAAATTATGAAAAAACAAAAAGATTATCAGAGAGAATAGCAACTGATCAATGGGAGAAAGAGGGCAAACCTACACCTCCCGGAGATCCTTACGAAAAGATATATGGCACAGAAAGACCAAACGATGGTGAACTGACTGAAGGAGGTATATCAGATTTATCAGACTTACCTGACCCAGAAACAGCAGAAGTGCTGGCAAGAAAAAAATACAGTACAACTCTTGAATTTCCAACAGGCATAACTGATTTTGCTCAAGATAAATTAAGAATAAGTGTTTTAAAATTTGAACCTGCAGATTTTGGTGGAAGTAAACTTGTATTAAGTGATGTTTTAGATGAAAATGTATACGGAACTGGAATTTCATGGTTTGGACAAAAAGATTTCGTAACTTCAAGAATAGAAGGAGAAGGAAGTCCATTCATTCAAAAAAGAAGACCATTATCGGATAGAGAAATTCTAGGTGCTACCGTCTTACCAATCCCTGATGGTTTAATTGATTCAAATTCTGTTCAGTTTGCTCAAGGACAACTAAATCCATTACAAATGGCTTTATCGAATGTTGCTTTAAAAGCTTTGTTAGAGGGATCACAACAAGCCGGAAATGCTGCTGCAGATCTTTTCAAAACAGCAATGGATAAAGGAACTAACATGTCAACAGCCCTCTCAACATCATTAGTAGCTTCTGCAACACAATCTGATGGAAACTTATTATTAGCAAGAACGAAAGGAAAAATTTTTAATAATAACTTACAACTTCTTTTCTCAGGGCCAACATTAAGACCATTCCAATTTCAGTATGATTTAACAGCGAGAGATCAAAAAGAATCAGATGAAATAAAAAGAATCATAAGAATGTTTAAACAATCAATGGCAGTGCAAAGAGATGAAATAGGTATATTTTTAGGATCACCAAACACATATAGATTAGAATTTTTAGATGCAACATTAGAGACTCATCAATACCTCCCCAGAATAAAAGAGTGTGCTCTCTTATCATTCAATGTCAATTATATGCCAACAAATAGTTACATGACATATGGTGATTCATCAATGGTTGTATATAGATTAAACTT